CCAGTGTAGCCAGTCTCTCCTGTATAACCTGTGTAACCAATCTGAACGAGAAGTGACCAGAAAGCTGAACTGATGATTACTGGAGCTTGTCCAATGTTTCCATCAAGAAGTGAAATGTATCCAGAACCTTCGTACTGAACAGTGTCATTCTTTGCATACGTTACTGAACCGTTCCAAGCTCCTTGCCATACGAACTCTGTTCCTGTGTATCCAGTTGGTCCTGTGTAACCAGTAACACCTGTGTATCCTGTATATCCAGTGAAACCAGTAGGACCTTGTGGACCTGTATAACCTGTATATCCTGTGAAGTTTCCTGGACCTGTATAGCCAGTGTAACCAGTCTCTCCTGTGTAACCTGTGTAACCAGTAAAGTTACCAGCTCCTGTATATCCTGTTGCTCCAGTTGGACCTGTATATCCTGTAAAGTTTCCAGGACCTGTGTAACCAGTTGCTCCTGTATATCCAGTTGTTCCTGTGTAGCCTGTGAAGCCTGTAGGACCGACAGATACCCAGAGGTCCCAGAAGGTAGGTGAAATGTCTGGAGTGTTTCCAGTGTTCGCTCCTACTTTTGAAATCCAAGCAGAACCAAGATACTCAACACCATCAAAGGCAGCGTATGTAGTTCCAGATGAGTAAGCACCTCTCCAGAGAATACCTGCACCTCCAACACCTTGAGGACCTGTGTATCCTGTTGGTCCTGTAGGACCTGTGTAACCAGTAAAGTTACCTGCTCCTGTGTATCCTGTGTAACCAGTTGCTCCAGTGTAACCAGTGACACCTGTGTATCCTGTATAACCTGTAAAGTTACCTGCTCCTGTATAACCTGTGTATCCTGTGTAACCTTTTTCTACGAGTAGGTCCCAGAAAGCTGTTCCTCCTAAAGCTGGTGTATTACCAACATTCCCAGCTTGAAGTGAGATGTATCCTGAACCCTGATATTGAACTGTCTCGTTAAGAGCATAAGTAGTACCGACAGCCCAAAGACCTTTCCATGCGTATTGAGTTCCTGTGTAACCAGTGTAGCCTGTATAACCTGTAGGACCAGTAACAACTGACTGAGGTCCTGTGTACCCTGTATAACCAGTGACACCCGTGTAACCTGTTGCTCCAGTAGGACCTGTGTATCCTGTGTATCCAGTAACAGTTGACTGAGGACCTGTGTATCCTGTGTAACCCGTGTATCCTTTTTCAACGAGAAGGTCCCAGAAAGCTGTGCCTGTTAGAACTGGTGTATTACCAACATTCCCAGCTTGAAGTGAGATGTATCCTGAACCTTGGTATTGAACAGTTTGATTGAGTGCGTATGTAGTACCTACAGCCCAAGCTCCCATCCAAGTATATTGAGTACCTGTGTAACCAGTAGGACCAGTGTATCCAGTGAAGTTACCAGCTCCAGTATATCCTGTTGCTCCTGTATATCCTGTGTAACCAGTGTATCCAGTGAAGTTACCAGCCCCCGTGTATCCTGTGTAACCAGTGTATCCAGTTATTTGAGGACCTGTGTATCCAGTGAAACCTGTAGGACCGATTGGACCTGTGAAACCTGTAGGACCGATTGGACCTGTGTATCCTGTCTCACCTGTATATCCTGTGTATCCTGTAAAGTTACCTGGACCAGTGTAGCCAGTAGGACCTGTATATCCTGTAAAGTTTCCAGGACCAGTGTAACCAGTCTCTCCTGTATAACCTGTATATCCTGTGTATCCAGTTGGACCAGTCTCACCTTTGATACTTGTTGTTATGAAAATGTCTTCGTTATTTGTGAAACCAACACCAGCACCTGCGGCATACGTTACTGGAATCAAGTCGTAACCAGGACCAGATGTCCAAGGACCAGACACAATGAATACATCGTACTTACTTGAAAGTGCGTTAGCAATACGAATCTGGTCTCCTGTTTTTAGAGCATCGAGGAATGAATCAACAACAACTGAGTTCTTGTCTGTTTCAGAGATAGCAACCACTGTCGTTGAAGAAGCGAGTGCATCGTTGTATGTTACGAAACCGTTAGAAGGTGTACCTCCTATTGTTGTATCAAATTGGTACTCGAGAACAACACCTCCTTGTGGACCTACTGGACCAGTATAGCCAGTTGGACCTGTATATCCTGTATACCCAGTGAAGTTTCCAGGACCTGTGTATCCTGTGTAACCTGTCTCTCCTGTATAGCCTGTGTATCCAGTCTCACCGATTGGACCTGTGTATCCTGTTGCTCCTGTATATCCAGTTGGACCTGTTGGACCAATTGGACCTGTGAATCCTGTATAACCAGTAAAGTTACCTGGACCTGTGTATCCTGTATAACCAGTCTCACCTGTGTATCCTGTATAACCAGTCTCTCCGATAGCAACCCACAAATCCCAGTAGAGAGTATCTACTGGTGGGTTACCTGTGTTTGGTCCTGCTTTAGAAATGTAAGAAGAACCGTTGTATCCAACAGCATCGTTCAAATTGTATGTAGTTCCACCAGACCATTCACCTGTCCAGTTGATACCGTCACCTTTCGCTCCTGTATATCCTGTGTATCCTGTCTCACCAGTGTAGCCAGTCTCACCAGTGTATCCAGTGAAGCCTGTTGCACCTGTTGGTCCCATCGGACCAGTGAAGCCTGTGTAGCCAGTAAAGTTACCTGGACCTGTGTATCCTGTGTATCCTGTATCTCCAGTGAATCCTGTATAACCAGTGTAACCAGTAATTTCTGGTCCTGTGTAACCTGTGAATCCTGTATATCCTGTAAAGTTTCCAGGACCTGTGTATCCTGTGTAGCCTGTATCACCAGTTGCTCCTGTGTACCCTGTGTAACCTGTTGGACCTGTAGGACCAACTGGACCTGGGGCACCAGTATCAATCCAATCCATTGTGGCTTCATCCCATACCCAAACAGAGTCGGTGTCACCAACGATGGCAAAGTTTCCAGGTAGTGCAACAGGATAAGCAGCTCGAAGAGCTGCGGCTGTTGGGAACCAACCTAGATTATTTGGGTCACCGAGTTTGTTTGCGAGATATGTCATATAATGATTGGTTTTTTAAGTGGTTGCTGTCTTTGTAATTCGAAGAACATCTTCGGCATCTCCATGATAACCATGTTTGCTTTTTCAACATTGGCTTCATTCACATCGAGCACCTTCTGGATGCTTCCTGCGAGATTACCCATTAAGATGTCGACCTTCCTGATATTTTCATCACTGATGGCAACAACGTGGTTCATTATGTTGTCTAGTGCAGCTGTACGGTCAACAACTCTATCGTATACGTCTTTGAATGTTGTGATGTCGTAAGTAGTAACTCTCTTCTGTGTTTCAAGCATTTCAATCTCTTTCTTGAGTCCTGTTATCCTTGTTTCAAACATCATTTTCTCAATAGAAAGACCAGCATTTTCAGATGCTGTTAAACGGTACCTTTCCTCCTCACGGATAACAAGTTCAGCGAGTCTTCCTCGACTCTCCTTGATTGAATCCTGTATCTCCGTATTGGACTGTGCTAGATTCTCATTCTGAACTTTGAGAGCGTGTGACTCATCTCTCCTTGCTGCGATTTCAGATAATATGGTGTCTCTTTCACTAGCCCATGAAGCCAACTGTCTGTTTTGTTCTGGGGTGAAGTCGTTCATATTAGTATCTGTATGAGTAATCTATACTGCCATTAAAAATTCCACCTGTTGTGATGAACTTGAGGTCTTGACCTGGTCTGATTTTGAATCGAGCCACGTTGTCGTTACCTGGTTCATCTGAAGCTGTTAAACCTTGTCCTGCATCAAGAGAGAAAGCAGCAAGAGATACAGAGCCATCCATTACGGCTAATGTACCAGCAGCACTCAAGTCTCCAATGATTTCGTGAACGTAAATCCATCTGTCAGGGTCACCTGGAACAATCACTGTAGTTCCAATCGGAACTGCGAGTGGGAGGGAGGTTTTTGCTGAGTGTACATCTTGTAGCATAATTGTGTGGTTATATTTTTGTAATTAAATTTACCCATTCCAGCTATTAGGAATTTCCTAATAGCTGAGTGGGTAAACTTGAAGAAACTAGGTTGTTGAACCGTCACCAGCTGACCACATCCAACCACGAAGGTCAGATGCACCCATAACTGCAAGTGAGTTGAAGTTCATTACGAGGTCCTGGTTACCAAGAAGGTCCACAATAGCAGGTTCTGCTCTTGTTGGAAGTGCTTCGATGTAAAGGAAACCGTAATCCTGATTCACCATTGTTGAGTCCATCATACCCCAAGCGAGACCTGACATAGCGAGGTTTTCGTATGGAGATAGCTCCACAACCTTGAAAGTGTCAGTCGCAGGAGCGTTATTGAAGAGGTTTGCTTGCTGTGGAGCGAGTCCCTTATCAATAGTTCCTTTGATTGTCTTCGCAAACTGAGCTGTAGCAGAACCTGAGCGACAAACAAGAGTATCGAGCTGTGAAATCAATGGATTACCACGACCGTCTTTCTTGAGTGCTTGCTGTCGACGAGCTGCTAGAAGAGCTGAGTAAGTGAACTGAGGAGATGGGAGAACGTCAACGATGACGTTTGACCATACTGGACCTCCGTCTTCACGAGGGTGAGTCTGTGACCAGTATTCAACTGCATCGGCTCCGAGAGTTGAAATTGGTGTAGGAACACCTACGTTGTTGATTGGAGTCCATGTGAAAGATGTATTGAAACCTTGTGCGAGAAGTGACTGTGAAAGGTAGTTCTTAGCATGTTCAATAGCGTTCTTTCCTTCTAGCACCTTTGACTTCACTGATGCCTTGATTTTAGCAGCAGATGATTCGAAGAGGAAGAAGTTTGATTGGAATGTAAGACGTACTTTCTTTGTGAAGTGCATCTGTACATAATTCTTCGTAAACCCTTGGATTGGTGCATCAGATGCTCCAATACCACCGTCTGGAATGATTTCTGCCATTCCGAGACCTGTAACTCCAATGTCCGTATAGATACGTTCATTGTTATCAACCTTGTACATCCAGTCGAGGTATTCCGCTCGAACTGTAGGTGAGGTCTTTGGAGCTACATGCTTGAGCACGTTGTTGACTATGATTGCATAGTCGTTAATGGTTCCTGTCATATATTAGGTGTTAAGAATTAAAGGAAACTAACGATAATCTTCTTTTCAGAAGGTGCTCCAAAGGTACCGACCTGTTTTACGATGCCTACTGCACTCGTTGTACCTGTGTTGTTCACTGTATAAGCGTTAGCACCAAGAATCATGTGTTGTCCATTATGGAGAACGTCTGAGTTATTGGTTGAGTCTACTACGAAAGTATCCTCTGGGTCGATGTCAATACAAAGAGCCTGAGTGAGATTATCACCAGCTACAGTTGTTTGGTTCATCACACCAGCAAGAGTTTCCTTTGTAGAACTCGATGTTGCGGCAACAAGAAGACCACCTACGAGGTCGTAGAGGTAATTCATTGTTGTAGCAGTCGCACCAGCCTTATTCTGAAGAGAAAGTTGGCGAGTGTTCTTGATTGTTGATTGAATGAATCCTGTCATAGTTGAGGGGATTAAATTCTGGAAAAAACCTTAGTCGGATATGAGTTGTAGTGCTTTCTCTTCTGACATACCAGTAGCTACGAGTTCATCAACGGACTTCTTCACCTCGGATGACATAGCGGGTTTGGTTATTACCGTGCCACCTGGGAATTGCATCGCATTTACTTTTTCTTGAACATTCGCACCTGCAAGTACTCTTTCTTGGATAGTCTCAGAAGGCTTGAACATACTTTCACGAGCGAGTTCTAGGACCGTCATCAAATCTTTACCACCTTTGTTTTGCCAATTGTAGTTAGAATCAACGAAGTCGAAGAAGACTTCACGAACGTCTGCATCAGATAATTCTGGGTGCTTTCCAATGAACGAGTCCAGAGTAGACTTAACTTCCGCAGCTTGTCGTTCCTGTTGAATCATGGCTTGCATGTCTTCCTTCGTAACGCCTCCGAGTTGTTTTAGTCTCTCTTGGTCTGCTTTGAGGGCTTCATCTACAACATCTTCCTTGACCTCAGTTTTATCCTCACCCTTAGCGAGTGGGTTAATAAATCTGTCAGCCCCATTAAGAGTCTTGATTTGATTCTTAGTGGTTTTGATTTGGTCCGAAATGATTTGTTTTTGTTCCTCGGTAGTTGCGAGCTTTCGTCTCTTCACTAGGTCGAGCAGTTCGATTCTCTTTTCATAAGTTTCGTCTGACTCAAATTTTCCCTTGTTCGGAACACGGAACTCGTATTTATCTTCGGGAGCAGGAGGGGTGCTGGGGTCCTCCACCTTAGTTTCCGTTGGATTGGTTACTTCGGTTTTGACTTCCGCAACTGGTTGTTCCGATGCAGTAAGTTCTTTTCCAGCCTTAACAGCAGCGAATGATTCGGCTAACTCTGCATCGAGAGCTGACTCATCATCTACTACTATCTCATTTGTTGGTTCTTCCATATAATTTCCATCCCGTATCGTGGGAGGTGACGATGGTTAACTTAATAATATCTCATACACAGTGACAATGCAATGTGTATTACTCACCAAACTTTACGAACGGAAGAATACGCTTTAACTTCATCTTAAATGAGTCCATGTTTACTGAACCATCTGCGATTACTGAGATAGCGTGCTTCTGGAAGTCTCCATCGACTGATTCGTGGGTACGACCAACTGAGGTAGATTTAGCCAAAGGAATTATCACAATGTACACCTCGGTATCAATCTTCTTGTAGAAGAGGATTCCGTGCTTCGGGTCAAAGATTTGGTCGAACATATCTACCAAGTCTTCACGAGTAACTGGAGTACCAATAACATTCTTCATGTTGGCTGTTGGCTTGTATCCAGCTGGAGTTGTAGCGTAGAAATAATCTTCGCTCTTAACATCCTTCCCTGCTGTGTTTTTTAGAGTGAACGCTGGCTTTGCTTTTTCAGCAGCCTCAGCTTTCTTCTTTTCTGCCTCTAATCTCTTTGCTTCTGCAATCTCTGCTGGTGTCGGCTCGAATGAGTCGTCTTTTTTGATTTCTGTCATAATTAAATGTTATCCGACATTGGCGGTTTTATTTTATTAAATTCTTAAACGAAGCGTAGAACTTCTGAACGAAACTTCTCTGCATTGGCTTAATCTTTGAACGAACGTCTTCAAGATACTCAATGGTAAGAGTAGTCATAGGAACATCCATCTTTATCTTTGCAATCTTCATCGCCTCTTCGATGAGGGCGAACTCGACTGGATAAGGATGGTTATAGTTCAAACGAATCTTCTGTCCCGCTTTCATATCTTCTGTAAGCTGCACTTCTAACTGTCGTGATACTTCCACGACATTAACCCTGTCCATCTCGACGAAGGCTGGTGATAGTGTATCTTGATTTACTTGCTCCATCAAAATACTAAGCATCTCATCAGCTGTCACTTCGAAAGAGTCTCCGTTAGGAGTTGTAAACTTCATCATCTTCTTCTCGATTGCTTCCTCCGAATACTTCACCGCAATGGTGTAATCTTTTTGTTTCAGCTCAATAGCTTTACTTAATGATGTCATTGATTTCTCCTTTTCTTATTCTGTCTATTAAATCAGCGACACCGAGCATCACCGTACCGTGAGTATCAATCGTAATCGTATTCACGATAGTTTGCCACTCGGTCCCCGCAACCAATGGAATACTCGGACGACAAAGACGAATAAGCTCAATGACTGAGCTTGCGTGTTCACTCTGGCAGAGTGCTATTATTCTTTGTTTTAATGTCTGGTCTTCCATAATTACTCACCTGGGAAGTAAGGTAGATTACCTGCCCTACCCACACTGGCATCGACCGCTGCCCCCAATGTGGACTGAGGGCGAGGGACTTCGTTAGCGTTTTGAGGTTGCATTGGATTAGCTCCGTCTGCTGTCATGCCTTGTCCTGGTGTCATATCACCTGATGCGATAGTCGCAGCTGATTCACCTCCTGCCATGTTCTGCATAGCTGTGTTCTTCGCTTCCATATCCATCTGTTGCTGTTGCATCTGCTTCTGAACTTGTGATGGTTGCTTTGCCATAATTGCATCGTAGTCCGCCTTACTGATGAAGTCGTAGATGTCTTGTCCTTGGATGTCGAGAAGTTTCTCGAGAGCCATAAGTTGTGATGCAGATGCCTCTGGGTCCTGATTACGCATTGAGAAGATTACAGTAATCTGATTTGTAATGACAGGGAAGAGAGCCATGAATGTCTGCTTCTGAATTTCCAGTGATGGAAGAAGCATTGAGTCTGGGTCAATGATGAACTCGATATAGTCACACATGTGTCCGTGACCTTTCATCTCATCGAAAAGTTTCTTTGAAGAAATTGTTCTTGTTGGAACATTCTCAAGAAGCTCTCCGTCTGGAGTAAAGTCGAAGTTGAGGCGAAGATTGCGGGATGCAGCTACCGCAATCTTCCCTGTAGGCATACCTTCGTCGTTTACGATTTCTTGTGACTCCATAAAGTAGTCAGGGTTTTGCTTTGCAAACTCTGAGAGCTGGTCCTGAGAATCAATCATAAAGATTTTATCAACAGAGTATGTCTGCATCATCCAAGTGTTGGCGATGTGAGCATCTGTCTCGAGACCCATCACCATAGAGTTTCGTGGGGCAACGAGACGATTGTACGCAGCTTCCTTGAGAATAACTGTAGACCCAAGAGTATTCGCTGAATCAGCACCAGCCACAATGTTGTTGATACCTGTGAGGTCTTCGATGGTCTGCTTCTGCTGATTACCGAACTCGATACCAGCCGAGATATTGCCCGATGTTTTTATCACATCAATCTCAGTTCCAGGATGCTTAGGGTTCACGATGTTCGGACCTCTCTTATATGTAGCAGTACCGTTCTGCACTTGAGCACCGAAGAGGAGTGGGAAGATTTCCGCCTCCACCTGCTGTGCTGTAAGTGAGTTGATGTATGTAAAGAGAGCGGTATTGCCACGCATGAGTTCGTAGAGTCCAACTCCGTGAGGGTCGTTCAGGTCTTTGGCGAAACATCGAGCTACCACAATAGAACCGTGACTTCCGTCGTTCGGGAGTTCTCCGTCAAAAATAACCATCTGTCCACACACCACGATGAAGCGGTTTAGGAGAATGTTTTCGTAGTAGCCGATAGTTACAGATGTGAACGCCTTCTCAGAGTTCTGGTCCTTTGCTTCCTCGGTTACTGCCGAACCTGTTGTGTATTCGAGCTTCTTCTTATTCTTTTCAGCAGCAGGATACATTGCGAAGAACTGGTCTTTCGGCATATCCTTCTCGTAGTAAACCTCCATCTGGGACCAGTAGTCTCCATTGGTAAATCCAATACCGAGCCATGTTCGAGCTGGGTCCATCGGTTCACGGTAGATGTCATCATAAAGGATTTTATCAACCCCCTTTCGTTTCACCTGCACACGACGAGGGTAGACACGCCACGCAGCCCATCCATAGGTAAAGAGGTTCTGGTAGGTGAGCATCAGTGTGTTGCTTCCGTTACTGCCAGTCATTGACCAAGACCTCTTCCACAATTCATACGCAGCCTTCCCATAGATTTTATCGTCAGAGACAACCTGACAATCAGGTAACTTACCAGCGAGAACACTCGTAGCAATCATAATCTTCGAGAACGCAATTGGTTCCTGTGAAACTGGAACTCCCGAACGGTTTTGGTCACGGTCCGTGAGCTTCTGTGGGTACACGTTGATGTCATACGCACCGTTGGTCATCTTATTATAGAAGACCATAGACCCCCAACCTGACTTTTCGTACAACTTTTGCCCGTAGGATACGGTTGTGTTCACGATATTCGTAGCGATTTCAGAACGGAGAGCATCAAACTTCTCACGATACTGACTTTTTTTCATTTCCTTCTTCTTGGAAGTAATATATTCGATGGTTTTCTTATCCGCAGTCTTCAAATTAGGATTTGGAGTCATGTTTGCGGTAGTAGTAGCATCGTTTGGATTCATACTATAATAATATAACTTTTTTTTTCACAATGCAATGAGTTTTTGTTAAAAATTTCTAACTTCTTCTCCAAAAATTGCTTTCATGTGTGAGAAACCTTCTCCAGATTGAGTATCGTCGACATATTTTCCTTGTTCTTGCAAAATTGCGTAACCAATTGATGCTGCCATAATTACGTCATCGTGTTTATTCGCCATCGCTTCAGCTTTTCCTTTTTCGTTTCTCACAAACGTGAGCATCTCACCGAGTAGGACAGCGGGGAATCCGCTGACCTTCCTTAGAAACACAGCTTTGAGTGCAGCTAGAGCAAACGGTCTCGTTGCTGATGTAGTTTTCCAGCCGAAAAATTTTGTTATCTTCTGAGTGATGTCATCGAAACTCTTTCGATAGTACAGGTTCAAATAGCCCAGCTTTTCAAGCCCATCGTTTACCCAGAGTCCATCCTTGTTCACTTCGATTCCGAGTATCGCCCAGTTGTAGAACTTCCCCACCTTGTACGCTTCCGTAACGAGTTCATCTGGCGGAACTTGCGACCTGTAGACTCCCGCACACTCCTCCGTCTTGTGGTTAATCACATACAGCACTTGAGCATCTCCGTGTGCGAGACCTTCCGCAGTATCCCCTCCCACAACATACCTCGTACCCACCTGCGGTTCCTCGAACATCTCGAACGGTCCCGTGTGATTCGGCAGGAATTTTACTTTCCCATCTCCATCATCCACGATATATCCCTTCGTTCCCCTCTTCACCGTCGCCATAAGAGATGCCACCTTTGCTGTCGGGAAGTAACTTTGCCCTGTCGAAAGAAATGCTTCCTCAGCCGTAGTCGGGTACTCTTGTTTGAGTTTTTTTACAGCATCCGTTCCATTCTTACCTCCCAACTGCAACCACTTCATATAGTAGTAAGTGATTTCGAGGTCCGTGAGATTATGCTCCTCCTGATACTCCGCCCACGGAATCTCACACTCCTCCATCTCATCCGTAGGAATAGCTGCGTAGATTTTCTTCATTTCCATGTCGTCGTACTGCCAATTATAGAAATGCGGGAGGAATTGCACCTGAGACAAGAGAGGGGTTATGCGGGAGCGGGTCAACCAATTGTCGTTGAACATTTCGTAGAATCTTCCCGCCATACCTTCAGCCGTGGACTCAATAAATATATACCCATCAAACGGAACCGCTGGGAATGTTCCCGTTTCCACCTCGGCTGCTCGCTTCGGAAACATCACGCACATCTTAGCGAACTCGGATATATGCACGAGGTGGTACGTTCCCGAACGACCTGAAACCGATACCGCAATAGATGAGGTCGCCCCCATCTCTGGTCCGTAGTCGATTGTTACTTGGACTTTTCGTGAGGAGTTTCTATTAAGCCGAAAGAACGCACCTTTCACCTCTTCCGACATATTTCGTACTGCAAAATCTATCTTCTTATCGAAGATAGCAGTCGCATCCTCCAGCTTGTGAGCGATGATTATACTCTCTTTGTTGGTCGAGAAGAGCGTCTCGTCAAGAATATATATATCAATAAAAGTGGTAAAGCCCAGCTGTCTCGACTTGAGAATAACGTGTCTATGATATGGTTTAGGGACATTGAGGTATGTATCAAAAAAATGTTTCTGTGCACGATTCATTGAAAAAACCTCCTTTTTCCCGTCCTTCGTGATTATGAAGTAGAGGTTATTCATCCTCCACAACTTATTCTTTATCAGTTCGGGATTGTTCGTGAGGGTTTCCACCACCATCTCGTTGTGCTCTTGGATTATGTTAGCCATCAGTGTATTGATAATACCACATATATGTGGTTAAAAATCCGTGTCGATATGTTTAATTTCCTCAATAACCGCTGGCTGAGGGGTCGGATTGTTTATCGTCTGGTTCTCAATCCGATTCATAATCACAGCTCGTAGGCGATTCCCCTCGGGATTTTTATTCTTCTTGGACTCAATCTCCACCTGATTGAATCTCGACCACGCTCCTCCTATCGCATTCAATGCTCCGACCAAATCCTTATTCGAAAATTCCTTGAGACCTCTCGCCTTGAACTCAGCCAAAACAGCCACCGCCATATTGTTGGATTCTACCGCTAAAGCTGCTATCGCAGTATTGAACCCAGCGGTATTTTCTATCTTCTCTTTTACCTTGTCAGCTGTCGACAGCGAGTACCCTACATCGAGGGCTATATTCTTCCTATCGGACCCCTTCGCACCCCACACTCGACGAGCGTAAGCGTACTGCTTGAGAGTCGGTGTTCCTTTGGCTTTTGGTATCATACCCCAATTCTAGCATAAAATCGGGACATGACGAAGAGTCACGCCCAAACCAGAAAACCCTTGTCCTATATAGCAAAACACCACCTTTAGGGGGGCACGGGGCATGGGGCATGGACCTTTTGGAAAGTTTCCTATAATAAGGTATCTATATATATATTACATAAACTTATTTTATTAAAAAAAAGAATAGTCATGCCCCAAGGGTATAGGAACCCTTGGTAAATAAGGCTGAAAAGCAGGGCTTGAAGAAAATCAGAGTCATGTCCACTTTGCCCCATATCCTTGTAGAACAAGGGGCATGAGTCATTTTGGGACACGCCCACGGCTAAAAAAGCCAGAAAGAGTAGAATACCAAAAAATTTTGGAAAAAAAAATGAGGAACTTTTACTATGAAAAAGTCGTAGTAAAAGTTGGAGTCGGATAAAGTCGGACAAAGTCGGATGGGAGTCTAAGATGAGTCTAAGTTACAGACTAGGATGGTCCTCTCTCTGGAGGAGGTAGGGGGACTTATTTTCTCAATACGATACCCCTATATCGGATAGGGGTTACCCCCTTACCTATTTTCTTCTACCTATATACATACAAATAAATAAATACAAACACAAATACAAATACATAAAGGAACAATGAGTACATTGTAATG